CCGACATGGCCAGAGTATTGGAAGATCGATGAACTTGAATCAGTGAAAGCATCCCTTGCCGTTGGCAAATGGAACGCACAGTGGATGCAGAAACCAACTGCAGAAGAAGGAGCGATCCTCAAACGCGAGTGGTGGAAACCGTGGGCAGAAAAAGATATCCCTGATTTGCACTATGTCATACAAAGTTACGACACAGCGTTCAGTAAAAAAGAAACAGCGGACTATTCTGCAATCACAACATGGGGAGTGTTCTCGCCCGACGGACAACGGCCAGCGCTTATTCTATTGGATGCACGACGTGGTCGATGGGAGTTTCCTGAGCTCAAAGAGATCGCACTCAAAGAGTATAACTACTGGGAACCAGAGATGGTGTTGGTAGAAGCGAAGGCAAGTGGTATGCCCTTATCTGACGAACTTCGCAGATCTGGTATACCAATAACAAATTACACACCAACAAGAGGCAACGATAAACTGTCTAGGGTCAACGCAGTTGCACCAATGTTTGAAGCAGGAATGGTATATTATCCAGAGGACAGAAGGTTCGCAGAAGAAGTCATTGAAGAGTGTGCATCTTTTCCGTATGGTGAATACGATGATTATGTTGACACAGTGACCCAATCTCTGTTAAGGTTCAGACAATCAGGGTTGATTCAGTTACAGATGGACTACGAAGATACTCCTGTTGACACAAGACCACGAGTCTATTATTAGGAGAAACATTATGGCTAAACAAGGACAAACAAGAAAAGGCACTAGCAAACGTAAAGTTAAAAAGAAAGTGTCTAAACAAGGCAAGGTTCGTTTTTCACCTCCTCTTGAACCAAAAAAGGGTGGTGGATTTAAAAAGCAAAGTCGAATTAGAATTAAAACAAGCCCTAACAAAAGAAAAGAAGAAATTTTTTACACTGGCCCTGAAAGAGGCGGACCAAAAGGTTTTGGTAAAAAAGGAAAAGTTACTACTAAAAAAACTCCCGCTGGTAGAAAAGTTCAAATTGTAAAAGGCAAGTCTTTGAATAAAAGATTGAAAAGAACTCTTGGAGACAAAATAGCCGGCACAGGAAAAGACAAAGCAAAAAGACTTAAAAGACAACACTTGTTTGGTCGCAGAAAGTTCGATTAGGAGAAACATTATGGCAAGTAAATTTTTTGCAAGTATTTTTGGAAAAGGGCCAAAGCCTAAACCAAAGCCTAAACCAAAACCAAAGCCGAAACCAAAGCCAAAGCAAAAGCAGAAGAAAAAAACACAGGCTGGTGCTCAAAGTAGAAAAGGTGGATCGACTCGTCAGATAAAAGGTTTTAAAGACATAACCAAAGGAGAAAAAGTTGCACTTGGTGTGGGGGCTGCTGGTTCGGGAGCGTTGCTTGGATTAAAATTAAAACAAGGCAAAGATGCTCGCGCAGGTGGTATGAAACAAGGACAATCACCAAAAGGCGGCACAGCTCCTAAAAAGAAACCAGCGCAAAGCACAAAGTCTGTTCAGTCTGGGCCGAAGAAGAAAAAGAAACTAAAAAACTTAGATGACAAGTTTGTGAAAACTAACTTTGGTTTCTTAAAAGACAAAAAAGGCAAAAGGGTAAAACGTCTTTCAAGAGAAGAGTTAATGAAAAGACGTAAAGCGCAAAGATAATGCCTCTTAAAAAAATATTAAAACCAAAAAAACCTATAAAAAAGCCTAAGCCGAAGCCTAAGCCGAAGCCTAAGCCAAAACCAAAAGTAAGTCCGGTTTTACCTAAACGCAGACCAAAGCCGGTAAAAATGCCGAAATCAAAGCCTAAGCCAAAGCCAAGGAAAAAGAAAGCTCCAATAGAACTTCGTGGCGGCGCAAAAACAAATCCTAACAATCCCGCAGCAACTAGAAAAATTGCACAAGTTGCACAGAACCCTAATCTAAGAGGTAGAGAAAAAACTTTGGCTATACAACAAGCGATACGTGATGTAAGATCTCCGACTAGAAGAAGAGGTACATCTGATCCAGATCGCGGTCTAGCATTTAGGGAAATGTATAGAGCAGGGAGAAAACCTATGAGATCTAAAAAGACAGGTAAGATTATTACTGACTCAAAGGGTAGACCAATAATGGTGACCAAACGTAAAACAAGGCGAACAAGAAGAAAATAGTATGCGTATATTGAGAAAATTTTTTAAACCAAAAAAACCAAAGCCAAAACCAAAAAAACCTAAAACTAAGGTAAAGAAAAAATTAACGGCTGCGGAACGTAAGAAGCAGGCTCAAGAGGCAAAGAAAGCCAGAGCACAGTTACAATCGGTCCCTCCACAGGTCAGAAACGCCATGCGCAAAGCTATGGCGGACAAAAAAGCAGCAGCTAAATTAAAGGATCAGGGCCTTAAAAAAGCGGCGAAAAAGAAAGCAGAAGAGCGCATGATTAAACTCACAAATCAAATGAGATACAACATGATGCGATCAAAGACTTTTAAGCGAGGCGGAAGAGCTCGCTAATTAACACTTGCAAAAGTGCCTCAATTAAGTAAAACTTGCAGTAACTGCAATCATCATTGTCATTGCAGCAACGGTGGCTCTTGTCGCACAAATGACTGTGAGTGTCGTATCTGTGAGCACAATGCACTTGACGAGTTTTGGAGAGAACTAGGAGGATACGATGCCCCTAACAAAAAAAGGCACAAAGATTAAAAGAGCTATGGCAAAACAGTATGGAAAGAAGAAAGGCGCAACGGTCTTTTATGCGTCGATAAATAAAGGCAAAATTAAAGGGGCAAAAAAATCAAAATGAACATGTCTGATAACAGAGCCTCGCAACTCATACAACAATTACGTGACGCCTTAGAAATGGGCGATGATGATTTAGCCACACAAATACGATCAGATTTATTTAAAGAGTTTAACATTGAAATGGCAGATGGCGGCCGTGTTGACTTGCAAGCAGGCGGCATGCCCAAACCAAAACCCACCATGGGTATTATGGCCACTAACGCTGCCAGAGCTATGCCAGGCGTCGCATCTCGTGCTGCCGGTAGAGCTTTGAACCTAGGACTCGGCACTCCAGCTTTAATGTATGAAGTAATGGCAGGTCAAACAGGAGGAGCATTTGACCCTATATATGGAAAGTATGATGATGAACGGTTCACACTTGACGATGTTGGTGTTAAGTTCGATGAGCCCATTCCTGAACTAGGCGGATATAGCTACGAAGAACTTGTTAATGATCCAGACTATATAGAGTACGCCAAAGAATTTGGTATGAGTCCAGATAGATATGTTACAGAGTTAATTGCTGATACTATTCTCATACCTGAAAAAGGCCCTGCTGACCCTTCGGCTTTTACCATGGAAGAGCTAGAAGAATATTATGGTGACACTCCTTTCTTTCGAGATTATAAAGAAAATGTTCCTTTAGGGGATAGAGCGTCAAGAGGTTTTGATAAAGTTCAGTCTGGAATACTAAATGCTTTAAATCCGTTTGGCGCGTTTCAAGCTTTAGAAGAAAGGGGATAATTATGCCAGTAGAAAAAGATATGCCGTTAACAGAACAAATGAAGTTTGATTTGGAGGCAGAAAACTTTTCACCAGAACAAATAGAATTAATTGAAGGCGACACACAACTAGATGAAGATGGTGGCGCCACCATATCGTTTGGTGCTCAGATGCAAGCGCCACAAGGTCATTTTTCTAATTTAGCAGAAACCATGTCAGATGGTGAGTTAGCGATGATCGCTGATGAGTTGTTGGAAGCATACGAGGGGGACAAAGAAGCACGATCGGATTGGTCCTCAACTTATGCTGAAGGTCTTAGTTTGATGGGGCTTAAATCAGAGGACAGAACAGAACCTTTTCCCGGCGCTTCTGGTGTGTCGCATCCTCTTCTTGCAGAGTCAGTCACACAGTTTCAAGCACAGTCGTACAAAGAATTATTTCCTGCAGGCGGCCCCGTAAAAACACAAATCATGGGAGCACCTAATCCTCAAACAGAGGCACAGTCAAAAAGAGTTAAACAGTTTATGAATTATCAACTTACTCACGTTATGGAGGAGTACGAACCCGAGCTGGATCAGATGCTTTTTCATCTCCCCCTTTCCGGCTCGGCGTTTCGTAAAATTTATTTTGATGACAAACTAGGCAGACCTGTTTCTAAGTTTGTTTCGTCAGAAGACCTCGTCGTGCCTTATGATTCCACAGATCTGACAACGTGTATGCGAATCACTCACGTTATAAAAATGCCAGCAAACGATGTTAGAAAATATCAAGCGTCTGGTTTTTATCGAGACATGGAGTTAGCTGAAGTTTACGACAACGAAAATGATGAAGTACAAGACAAGATTGATGAGTTAGACGGGGCAAAAAGAGTTTACACAAAAGATAACATTCACACAATTTTAGAAATGCACGTTGACCTTGACTTGCCAGGATACGAAGATGCCAACGAGGCAGGCGAAAGTTCTGGAATAAGTTTACCTTACATCGTAAGTATAGACGAGAACTCCTCAAAAATTTTATCTATTAGAAGAAACTATGAAGAACAAGATGCACTTAAAAATAAAAAACAATATTTCGTACATTACAAGTTTCTTCCCGGCCTTGGCTTCTATGGCTTTGGTCTTATTCACATGTTGGGTGGTTTATCAAAGTCTGCAACCTCCATACTACGTCAACTCATCGATGCTGGTACACTCGCCAACTTACCATCTGGATTTAAGGCACGTGGGCTACGCATACGGGATGACGATCAGCCATTAGTTCCTGGGGAGTTTAGAGATGTAGACGCCCCTGCTGGAGAGATCAGTAGCTCTTTAGTTCCATTGCCATACAAAGAGCCGTCAGGCACACTTTTTCAATTATTAGGTTTTGTTATAGAAAGTGGTAAATCTTTTGCAGCTGTTGCTGACATGAAGCTCGGTGAAGGTAACGAAGTTAATCCTGTAGGCACAACCATGGCGTTACTAGAACGTGGCATGAAAGTGATGTCTGCTATTCACAAAAGAATGCATGCGGCGCAAGGCAAAGAATTTAAATTGCTTGCAAAACTTTTCGCAGACACATTGCCCCCTGTTTATCCTTATCAAGTCGTGGGTGGCAATCAAGCAATCAAGGCACAAGACTTTGATGCTCGTGTTGATGTAATACCCGTTTCTGATCCAAACATTTTTTCAGTGACACAACGTGTGACATTGGCACAACAACAATTACAACTAGCACAAGGGGCACCACAAATGCACAATATTTATGAAGCGTATCGAAGAATGTACGAAGCGATGGGCGTTCAAAATATAGAGGCACTGATGCCTCCACCGCCGCAGCCACAACCAAAAGACCCCGCACTAGAAAATGCAGAACTGACAGCAGGTATGACAGCACAAGCTTTTCCCGGTCAAGATCACGATGCACACATCGTAGCTCATATAGCGTTGCTTGGAAGTTTGGTTATAAAATCTAATCCACAAATTTTTGCAAATACACAAGCGCACATTATGCAACATATATCTTTAAAAGCATCAGAGGAGATACAACAACAAATGGCACCACAAATGCAACAGATGCAAATGGCACAACAAGGACAACCAATGTCGCCACAACAACAGCAAGCAATGCAACAAATGATGATGGACATGCAGACAAAGATTGCTCAAAGACAAGCAGAGCTAGTGACAGAGTTTATGGAGGACATTGATGATCTTTCTACTGCAGCACAAGAAGATCCTTTGGTGAAACTAAAAGAACAAGAATTACAAATTAAAGCGAAAGATTCTGAAAGAGACTTGAAAGAATCTCAGGCAAAACTTTCTGTTGAAAAAGAAAAAATGGAGAACAAAGAAAAGACAGACGCAGCAAAAATACAACAGCAAAAAGACGCTGTCGCTCTTAGATCTGCAATTGCTATAGAAAAATTAGAACGAGAATCTCAACAAAAAGTCTTGGACAAAGCCGAAAATATTACTAAAAATATACAAGACACATTTAACAAAGGAATCTAATGGCCGTAGAAAAAGCGATATTATTTGACGACTTACAAAAAGGTGACGACGAAGAGCGCGTAGGGTTTAGACGAGGCGGTCGAGGCGGCAGAGGCGGTCGAGGTAGAGGCGGTCGAGGTAGAGGCGGTCGAGGTAGAGGCGGTCAGGGTCGCGGTCAAAGAGGAGGAGCTAGAGGCGGCAGCAGAGGTAAAGCTGGAGGTAGTCAAGGTCGAGGACGAGGTCCAGGACGAGGAACTAGCAGAGGAAGTCGTGCAGCTAAAGGCCCTAAAGGTCGAAGATCTGCCAGAGGAGCGTCAGTAAAAGGTGCAAAAAGTAGAGCAACAACTAGAGCAAAGACTGCTTCAAAAACACAAGGTCAAACTAGAAGAGGCACAACCACGACTGCAAGAGCAGTAAGTAAAGCTCCAGCACCACAAGGACAAACTAGAAGAGGCACCACAACCACGTCAAAAGCTGTTCAGAAAGCAGCGGATAAAATTAATAGAGATTTTAATGAAAGAACTGCATTTAAGACTAGCACAGGTGATTTTTTAAGAGACATTAAAGGTAATATTGTAAGGTCAAAAACTCAAGTTGATAGATATAAAGAGGACAAAAGAAAACAAGACCTTGCAAGAAAATTGGGCATAGACACCACACTAGGTGCAACAGCTGCAAACCCTAATTTAAGATCACAAGAAATGACGCCAGGTGCGTTTAGACTTAGTGGACGTCTTGCAGATTTTCAAAAATCTTTGGGCAAAGGAGTTCAGACACCAGAAAATTTAAGTCGATTAGCCGACATTAACAGGCAGCTAGGCGTGTCTCCTTACACTGGAATGGGCATATTAAATCAACTTAAAACTCAAAGCGCAGATTTTATGAAAGAAGCTCCAGGACTTGCAAGGGTAGCAGGATTTGCTCTTAACCCAGCTCTAGCTGTTGCAACAGGAGGCCAAGGCATTTTAGGTTTAGGCAAGCGAATAGGTCAAGCTTTTGGTTTTGGGGCTCAACCTCAACAAATGGCAGCGAACCCAAATTTAAGAGAACAACCAACAAATTTAAGAGGGCAGTTTGCCGATGCGTTTAAATCTTTAAGAATAGGAGAGGATACTGCTAACATTGATCCTCGCGGCGGTAGAGGAGGCAGACAAGACGGAAGAGCAATACCATTGATAAGAGAAATGGCTCCACCAATGCAGCCAACGCCAATACCAATACCAATACAACAAACACCAGCACCAACGGCGACTGCACTAGCAACTGGATCAGGACTTGGGTTGGATAGGTTACAGGAGATTTATCGACTTCCTAGAATGATGGCTCAAGATGGAGGTGTAGCAGAAAAACCAACTTCGTTTCAAGATGCGATAACTCCAAAAGGTAAAGCAATGTTTGATCGTCTAATAGGAATGGGGATGACTGAACAACAAGCCATGCAACGTCTAGGTGAAATGGCGCAAAGTGGTTCGTATGGTCTTGGCAACGCAGCTCTTATGGAATACTTTGCAAGACAAGGAATGGGCCATGGGGGAATGATGATGAGTGAGTCTCCAACAGTCATAATGAATGTTGCAAACTCTGGCATTGGTGGTATATTAGACAAGTTCAAACAGATTAGATCGGAGATGTAACATGGCGATTTCAAAAATTCTTAAAAAAGTTAAGCCAAAAACTAAACCAAAGGTCAAACCTAAAAAAAAGAGAATAACTCCGATGGAGTTAAAAGAAGAAGTGAACAGAATAAAAAAGTCTCGGCCGGGGCGCCAGCAAGATAGAGACATGAATCGTTTAATGAAAAAATACGACGATAATATTCAAGATTTTATAATGAACGAAGTTATGAGAGATTTAAAAGCCACGGGCGGCAGAATTAAGCCACCTAAACGACCTAAACGACCTAAACCTTTACCTAGGCCAATTAAACCTAAACGTCCTAAACCAGGCGACAGACGACCTAAACCTTTACCTAGACCACCTAAACGTCCTAGTCCAGGTGGACGATTTCAACCTAAACCTAGACCAGGAGATAGAATGATTTTACCGCCACGTCCTAGGAAAAAGCCAACACCAAGATTACCAAGGGATATGAAGGAGTTGACACCTGAACAGAAAAGAAGAATCATGCAATTAGTAAAAAAAGGACGTCGGACAACAAGACCAATAAGAAAAAGATAAAATGGTTTTTTCTTTAGTAGGAGTTAAAGGCGGAAAGACGGTAGGCATAGCAAGGGGCGGCAAACCTAGCTATAAACGTAAGAAAAAAAGAAAGGTAAGAGCAAAAAATGGACGGACTTTGGTTAGGCGATAAGATTTTACGTCTTGTTCGTGATAAAAAAGAAAAAACTACCGAATATGTGATGCAAGGTAGCACCACAGAGAAGCATGACTATCATTTTATGCTTGGTCATTACCGAGCGCTAGAAGAAATAGAGGCAGAAGTTAAAGAAATACTAGATAAAGGAGAAAAAAGTGAGTGATTTAATACTTCCAGAGCATATGGCTAAGGCCAGACGCAAAGAAAAAGCAAAAATTGCAGAAAAAGGTAAAACTGCAGCTGAAATAGAGCAAAAACAACAAGAAGTTGAAGATATTTATGGTAAAAGGCAGTCAAAAAGCCTTGATCCAGACAATATTGACCAATCTGTGGTAGAAAAACTGCCCAAACCAACCGGTTGGCGCATACTTATTTTGCCATATATGGGTGCAGAGCGCAGTAAAGGAGGCATTATTTTAGCTGATCAGACTCGTGAAAGAGAGCAACTAGCAACTGTTTGCGGTTATGTGTTATCCACAGGTCCTGATGCGTATGCCGATGTTAATAAGTTTCCAGAAGGACCGTGGTGCAAGAAAGGTGATTGGGTTATCTTTGCACGTTATGCTGGGTCAAGATTAAAAATTGATGGTGGTGAATTAAGACTCTTGAATGATGACGAAATTCTTGCTATATTACAGGATCCGACAGACATTTTACACATGTAGTCGGTCTTGCAAACAAATAACCATGGAGATCAAGAACCATGCCCGAGGCACAAAAAGAACAAATACAGGACGATAAACTCGTACCTATCGACACCAGCGGTGATGCCGTTGATGTAGAATTAGATGAACCCAAAGTAAAAAAAGCAGCGAAAGAAGAAGCAAATGAAACAGTTGTTCAGGACGACGATGTCGCCGATGACACATCTGAGGAATTGGACGTCAGCGAAAATGTTCAAGATGACGACGAACAAGAGTCAACGGACGACGAACATAAAGAATACAGCGACAAAGTCCAAAAAAGAATATCAAAACTTGTTGGCAAGCTTAGAGAAGCAGAACGAAGAGAAGAAGCTGCCTTAAATTATGCAAACGGTTTAAAAACTAAATCAGAAGAACTTGAAAAGAAATATTCTGAAACAAATCAAAATTATGTTTCAAGTCTTGAAGCTGAGTCTTTGGCTCAGATAGAAGAGGCTAAAGTAAAATTAAAAAAAGCAATTGAAGAAGGTAATGTGGATGTGCAGGCCGAGGCACAAAGTGCCATGGCAAAAGCTGCACTAAACGCAGAACGTGCAAAGATACAAAGAGAATCTCTAGAAGCACAAGCGAAAACATTTGCAGAAACAAAAGAGATACCTCAGCAACCTACACCCTCATCACAACCCCCATCTGCCCCGCCACCTGACCCCAAAGCTACGGCGTGGGCAGAAAACAATACGTGGTTTGGACAAGACGAGGCTATGACATATACAGCTTTTGCCATACATAGACGCCTTGTTGAAGAAGAGGGATACGATCCACGATCAGACGAATACTACGGAGAAGTCGATCGAAGGATTAGAGAACAGTTTCCAAATAAGTTTGAAACAGCGAAACCAAAGAAAAAGGTTGACCAAACGGTCGCTCCTGCGGTAAAGTCAGTTTCAAAACAAGGAAAACGAACTGTGAGACTCACACCATCACAAGTCGCAATCGCTAAAAAACTCGGTGTGCCTTTAGAAGAATATGCTAAATACGTGAAGGAGTAGCAATATGGAAAAGAAAACAAGAACCTCACGCTCATCTCAAACCAGAGAAAAAACTGCCAGAAGGCAGCCATGGCGACCACCATCTCGGTTAGATGCGCCACAAGCCCCAGCGGGCTTTAAATATCGTTGGATCCGTGCAGAGATCATGGGATCAGAAGACAAAAAGAACGTGTCTGCTCGAATGAGAGAGGGATACGAACCAGTTAGACTGGAAGAACTTGGAGACTTCGAAGCCCCTACTGTAGAAGATGGAACAATGAAAGGCGTGGTCACTGTAGGTGGATTACTGCTAGCCAAGATACCTGAAGAAATTGTTGAGGAAAGAAAAGCGTATTTTGCTCAACAAACGAGAGATCAACAGGAAGCTGTTGATAACAACCTTCTAAGGGAGCAGCACCCAAGTATGCCTATAGATAATCCAAATAGGCAATCTAGAGTAACTTTTGGCGGTGCCAAGAAATCAGATTAGATTTCACACCTAATACATTCGCTAAAATTTTTGGATTAGTAACTAATAATTTATTAGTCTAAGGAGGACTATAATTATGGCAAATAAAGACGCAGCCTTTGGGTTTAGACCTACGAGGCATCTTACTGGTGGCGATATTACTTCTGAAGAGTATACGATCGCTGCTAACTACGGTACGGCTATTTACAGCGGACAAGTTGTAGAAGCAGTAGCGGGTGGAGGTATAGAGGATGCGGCCGCTGGTGACACTCAACAACTAGGTGTTTTCGGTGGATGTTTTTATACTGATCCCACAACAAGTAAACCAACGTATGCTGCATACTATCCAGCAAGCACTAACGCTTCTGATATTGTTGCTTACGTATATGCAGACCCGCACATTGTGTTTGAAGCACAACATGATGAAACTGGAACAGCTGCTATGAATCATTCAGGCTTTGACTTTGTAGGCACTGGTGGAAGCACCACGACTGGAAGATCAACGTCAGAAATCGATACTAGCACATCTGGTACATCTGGTGGTTTCAAACAGATTGGAATCTCTAAAGATCCTGAAAACAGTGATACGAGTTCTGCGAATGCAAATGCTTATGTAGTGTTTAACACTGGTGAGCACGTGTATAAACTCACAACTGGCGTATAAGGAGGACTGAATTATGTCAATAAATAGATCACAACTAGCAAAAGAGCTAGAAC